CGAAGTGAACGTGGTCGAACCCTGGCGCGAGGCGGAGCGCGTCGGCGACCGCTGCCGCTCCCTCGACTGCCCAGGAGTCGTCGTATCGGCGGACGACCTTCCCTGCCCGCTCGACCTCGTCGTGATTACCCGGGACGACCGGGACGACGATCCTCGAGGCGAGCGGCGCAAACGTCTGGATCTGATGGAGCATCAGGCGCCGGTACACGCGCAACTGTTCGCTCATCGAGAGGTCGAGGCGTCCCGCTTGCGCGAGAGCGCCGCCCTGCGAGACGAGTCCCTCGACACAGTCGCCGAGCCACGGGAGCGTGATCTCGTCTATCGAGCGCCCGATCCGGCGGAGATCCTTGAGCCTGCCGACGGCGAGGTCCGTCTTCTCGAGGAACCGCTCGACCGTGCCCTCCGTCCCGTCGCCGTCGGGCTTGCCTAGTTGGAGGTCACCGGCGGCGACGACGTAGGACGGGCCGGGCTCTCCGGTCGGCTCGCGTCGCTTCGGACGCTTCCTGCCGATGACCGCGAGGATCTCCTCGACGGGCCTAGATCGCTCTCTCCGCCTGCGGATCGTCGCCCGGTAGTAGTAGAGCCTCCGGACGTTCCCCTCGCCCGTAGCGGCGTCCCAGGCCCGGTACTGGACGGGCTCGACGACCTCGAACTCGAGCGGGTCGAGATCCCAGACGGCGAGGAGGTCGGCCCAGTCCTCCGGGGCGGACTCGAGGGGAGCGGTCGTCAGGGTCCCGGCGGTGCCGTCCCAGGCGACGCCGGGCTCCCAGCCGGAGGGATGCCGGACGGCAGGGGCTTGGTACTCCGGCTCCGAGGGTCCGGCGGCGGCGAGGTCCTCGAGGTTCACTCCGGGCACCTGCACTCGCGGCGGCGGTGCCGCTGAACCGTGTAGGGCTTCGCGTCGTGCCCGAGGGAGGAGAGGGCACGGGCGATCGCGCTCGAGGGCGCGTGCGGGTTCTCGAGGGCTGCCGTCAGGTTCGCGGCGTCAGCCTCGGAGAGCGACCGGAAGGCGAGCCCGATCGTGCAGGCCGGACCCTTCTCGGGGCGGTAGTCGGGTCGGGCGAGGGCAGCGAGGTCGGGCACGCGGGAACCTCCACGGGGTAGTTGTGCCTTCCTGTCGAGGATCACGGTCCCGTACTTGTCACTCTGTTCACACGCGACACGCCGACGCCCCCGGCGGAGAAGGACCGGGGGCGTCGACTCGGAGGGGACAGGAACGTCTAGGAGCGGCATCCCTTCGGGAGCCGATCGAACTCGGCGGCGTACTTCCGGAACGGCGCCATGATCCACGCCTCGTGCTGCCAACTTGACCAGTTCGCGTACTGCGATGGGTCTAGTTGACCGTCGCGGGTCAAGCCCCACGGCGCCCAGTTCCGGCCCTTGTCGGTCATGTGCCGGTACACGATCCGGGCCTGCCGCTCCGGGTCGAGCATCGCGGACCTCGACCACCAAGCCTTCGAGGAGTGCGCCGACGTCTGGATCTGGAACCACCCTAAGCCTCCTGTGTACCAGGGCGAGGACTCGTCGAGCGACTGCCCGTGCGACTCCCGCATGACGACGGCGTAGGCGGTCCGGAGGTCCTGCCCCCGGAAGCCCGCGCCGTGAAGCACGCGGGCGATCCGGTCGCGGCAGTCGAACGCGGGCGCCGTCTTGACGGGGCCGACGGGCACGGGGGCGGCATCGGCGTCGACGTCGAGGGACGCGAGCCCGGCAAGGAGCAGGGCGCCGAGGGTCGTCGCGATCGTCGCGGCGATCCTGCCGCGCCGGGTAAGGCGGACGGGGCGGCTCACGCTGCCCCCTTGATCTGCTTGCCGTCGAGGTCGCGGCGGTACTCGGCGACGTCGCGCACGAACTCGAGGAAGCGCTGAACGTCGAAGCGCGGATTGGCGACGCGGAAGTCCCGGGCGAGTTCTATCGCCGTCTCCCAGATCACCTGGCACTCGGCGGGCCTCTCGTCGTAGCGGCGCATCTGCTGACCAAGGGTGATTGCGATCGCGGTGAAGTGCTTGCGCGTCATCGGGTCACCCCCGCTACCGCCGCTGCGAAGGTGCGGAGGACCGGAGCAGTAGAGCGCGGCGCGATCGTGAACGACGTCGGCGTGTCGATCTCAGTCGCTGCCTCGAGGTGCTTGCGACGGATCGCGGACTCGCGGCTCTTGTAGTACCCGTGGTGAGTGACGTACGCCGGGTTGATGCAGCAGATGTAGAGAGCCAGCCTTCCATCCTTGCTGGTCTCGAAGAAGTAGGTGCGGGTGTCGTTCATCGGGGTTGCTCCTATCGGGTAGGCGGACGGGGTTGCCCGCTAGGAGAACGCTACCGGACGCCCTCGAGGGGCTGTCCAGTACCCCGCCGCAGGCGGGTCGCGAGCCTCCCGCTAGGAACGGGATAGGGGCACGCTGCCCTAGAGGATGATCACCCGGGGATCGGCTCCGGCCCGCTCCCACTCCGCGAGTTGGCTCATCATCGCGAGCGCGATCGCCGCGTCGATGGACCTCGAGCGGACCCGCTTGTCGAGCCGCCACCCCTGCGGGACCTCACGCACCCCGGCGGAGAGGACCTGTTCCGAGACCTCGTCGTCGCCTTCATGCCGGAGCCTGCCCTCCATGATGAGGTCATAGAGCAGTTGCGAGGCGGGAACCATGCGAACGTGCGACTGGGGGAACATCTCGACCGGGAGACCTTCGCCGTCGAGCCGCTGCGCGACGGGCACCATCTGGAACGGATCGAACGCGATACGCCGGACGTCATACGTCGAGGCGAGATCGCGGAGCAGGGACTCCACCATCTCGTAGTCGAGGAAGCCGATCGCCTCGTCCGCTCGCATGATCCAGACCCGCGTGTTCAGTTTCCCGTCGTCGCCCCATTGACCCATCGCGATCGCCGTCGAGTCGCGCCTCGAGCCCGCGTCCACGGCGATGTAGACCGGGAGCGCCTGGTCGAACTCGACCGCGCCCTCGCACTCCTCCCAGGACTCGCGGGAGACCCACAGAGTCCCGCCCGCCTCATACCACTCATTCCCGTGAAGGCGGCGGAAGACCGGCTCGGGCAGGGAGTCCCGCTGGTCGGCGAGGAACTCCTCCGTGACCCAGGAGGCGGGGTTGGCTTCCTTGAACGCGTCGAGGTCGGAGAGCGGCGTCCCGGGCGGGACGGACCGCCAGTAGCAGAACAGGCGCGGATCCTTGCCTGAAACACCGCGCTCATAAAGCGACCACAGCGGTCCTCGCTTCTCCGGTCCCGCCGTCGTGATCGTCAGGATCAGCGGCTCGAGGCGGGCTGCCGTGCCCGTCCGCATCGCCTCATACTGCTCGGCGTCCCGGTGAACGTGGTACTCGTCGATGATCGCCGCGTGCGGGTTGAGACCGTGCTGCAGATCCGCGTCGGCGGAGAGAGCCCGGTAGATCCCGGACGTCTCGGGGACCTCCATCACGGAGCGGTAGACACGGACCGCGCTCCGAAACGGCGAGCCCTTCGCCATATCCGCTGCCGTCCGGTAGACCAGGCTCGCTTGCTTCCGGTCGCCCGCGAGGGAGTAGACCTCCGCCCCGAACTCCCCATCAGCGAGGAGGAGATAGAGAGCGGCAGCGGCGGCGAGTTCTGACTTCCCATTCTTGCTAATCGAGGGAGGCCGATGAGAGCCTCCCTGTACCACCGCCGTCCGGTCTTCGGGTCGACCGTGCCGAACAGGGGCCGGATGATCTCCTGCTCCTGCCAGTCCTCGAGGACGAACGGCTGACCGGCCCAGCGGCCTTTCATGTGCTTGAGGTAGCGGGCGCAGAAGCGGACGATCCGGTCCGCGCGTGCCTCGTCGTATGCGGCGCCCTTCGGGACCTTCATGCCTGCACCTGCACGACGACGTCGGGCCGGTCGAGATCCTTCGAGAGCGACGCGAGCATCGACTCCCCGGCGAGTTGCATCAGGCCGAGGCGGAGACGCGCGGCGAGGGTGAGCCCGTACTCCTGGGCTATGCGCGTGTACGCGCTCGCCTCGTCTCGCGCGACCTTGAGTGCCGGGTTAGGCAGGATGCGCCCGTTGACTTGCACCATGACGCCGTGCTGCGCGACGAACTCGCGAGCCTTCCGGTGCGCGTAGGCGGAGTGACACATCATCTCGAGTGCCTCTAGGTCGACGGGCCGGAGACCGCGCGGCGCCAACTCGTCGACGATCCGCTCGAACATCTCCCGCCCCTCGGGGGGCAGGGTCGCGGGGATCGCGAACTCGGGAGCCGCGTCGACGACGGGCGCGGCAGCGGCGGCGGGGACGAGTTCCTTCGCCGTCGGGCGGTGCCCGGTTCCGCGTCGAGCCCGCGTCGGGTCGGCTGGCCTACCCTTCGGCATCGAGCCTCCCCAGGATCTCGTCGCGGATCGTTTCCGCGATCGCTCGAGCCATGAACGGCGGGACGGATCTCCCGATCCGCTCCCAGCGTTGCGCGTAGGTCCCGGTCAGAGCGAAGTCGGCAGGGAATGAGGAGAGGATCCGCAACTCCTCGAGGGTGAACTTGCGGCGCTGAGTCGGGTGGACGACGGACGCGGCGCCGACGATGCCGCCCGTCGCGGTGATCGTCTTGCACGGCTCGCCGACTCGAGGCTTGATCAGGGAGAGGTACTTCCGGTCCACCTGTCCCTGCTGGGTCCGGTCCCAGCCTGCCGCGATCGCGTAGCGGTCGAGGGTTATGTCCTCGCCCGTCTCCGGGTCGAGCGTGACCGGCGTCGCGAGGTCGAGGACGTCGCGGATCGCGTAGCGCGGGAGCCTCGGCGCCGGATGCGGCGGCCTGATCCCGTAACGGTCGACGAGATCGTTGCGGACCCCGACGAAGATCAGCCGCTGCCGCGCCTGCGGCACACCAAGCCACGACGCGTCAAGGACCTTCGCCTCGACCGCATACCCGCACGACCGGAGCGCGGTCAGGATCTCCTTGAAGTAGCCAATCGCCTTGCCCTTGACCAAGCCGCTGACGTTCTCCGCCGTGAAGACTCGAGGCTGCAAGCCGTCCAACAGACGCGCGTACTCGAAGAACAGATCATCACTCCGCTGCTCCCGATCGGAGTACGCCTTGACCTCACCCCAGCCCTTCTCCCGCTTCCCTGCCGTCGAGAATGACGCGCACGGAGGCGAGCCCTCGAAGACGTCGAGCCCTCCGCGCTCGAGCCCGGTCGCCGCGAGGATCTCCTCCGCCGTGACGTCGCGTATGTCGCGACCGTCGACCGGCACGCCGGGATGATTGACCTCATACGTCCGCCGCGCCTCCTCGACGAACTCGGACGCCCAGACGATCTCGAAGCCCGCCATCTCGAACCCGAGGCACGCGCCCCCGCAACCGGAGAACGTCGAGACGACCTTGTAGCCGTTACTGCCCCGGACCTGGGCGACCTCCGACATTGACGGGATCCGATAACCGGCGCTCAGGTCCGTCACGGCTTGACCCCGATCCACGCCCCGAAGTTCAGACAGCGCCAGTAGCAGTCGACGTGCGCCCACCCTGCCCGCTCGAGAAGTTGCACGTTCCAGTCGGCGGTCACGGGGACGAGGACCCCCTCGAGGCTCCGCCGCTTCGCGTTGATCTGCTCCGGCGTGTAGCCGTTCTCGCCCTTCCGCTCGAGGTACGTCTCGACGAGGGTCCGGTCCGCGAACGCATCCGACCCGAGGACCTTCTCGACGAGGAGGAAGACGCCGCCGGGGACGGTCCGCTCCCACGCGTCGGCGATGATCCGCTGCCGGTACTCGATCGGGACGAACTGCAACGTCAGGACCGCGAGGGTCACGGACGCTGCCGCGCTCGGGTACTCGTCCCGGAGGTCGAGGTCATAGATCGCCGCGTTGACCCGATCCTTGAACCGCTCGACCGCTGCCGCACGCATCGACTCGGAGACCTCCACGCCGACGTAGACACACGCGGGGCCGAGGGCTTCCGCGATCGGCTCGAGCGCGGCGCCCCTCGAGCATCCGAGGTCGACGATCGCCGTGTTGGGTTGCGCGAACCGCACGGCGAGTTCCGTCGTTGTCCGCCGCATCTCCTCATAGCCGGGGATCGAGCGGGCGAGCATATCGTCGAAGACCGCCGTGACGTTCTCGTCGAACTCCCAGCGCCCGGAGGCAAGGACCTCGTCCCGGCTCACCGCGACGATCCCGACCACTCATAGCCGCACTTCGGGCAGCGGTGCTCCGTCGGCGTGTCGTCGTCGTAGGTCGGGAAGTCGCTCGGCGGGCCGGGATCCGTCGGCGGCTCGAGCGGCTCGAAGCCGAACTCCGAGACGTCCCAGCCGACGGCGTCGAGGTCGACGAGTTGATCGGCGAGGACCTTCGTGTCCCAGGTCGCGAGTTCAGCGGTGCGGTTGTCGGCGAGCGCGTAGGCGCGGGCCTGCTCGAGCGACCAGTCTCGAGGGACGCGGGTGATCGCGACCTCCGTCCAGCCGATCGTCTTGGCTGCCTGCAAGGTCCCGTTCCCGGCGATCACGGTCGAGCCATAGACGACGAGGGGACGCCGCTGCCCGAACGCGCGGAGACTCCCGGCGATCGCGTCGAGGTTCCGGTCGTCGTGCCGTCGAGCGTTCTCCGGATCCGGCGTCAGACTCTCGACGCTGACCATCTCGACCTTCATGTGTCCTCCCTGGGGAACAGGCGGGTCAGTCCCGCGCGTAGGTGATCGCTCATCGCGGCTGACCGCTCCGCGAGGTTCGCCGGAGTCGAGCGGGCGAGGCGCCCGTACTCGACGGCGAGGGCTTCGGTCTCGGAGACCGCTTGCGCGAGTTGCCCGATCGGGTCCGACGGCGCTGCCCCGGCGAGGACGGCGTCGACCGCCTCGACCGTCAGAGCCCGGACCGCGTCCGCGTCGACCGGGTCGAGCCCTGCCGGGGCGAACGTCGACCGCTCCCGGTTGGCTGCCGTCCGGCATCGCCCGGAGCAGTAGCGGCGGGGGCGCCCCGTCGCCGCTCGAGCGATCGGCGCCCCGCAGAACTCGCAGGCGCTCACGGGATCCAGAGTGCGGGTTCCGTCACGGCGGCGGCGTTCCGTCACGCTGGCGACTTCCGGGCTCGCGCTCAGGGGGT